CCAGTCAGGGCGATTTCTGAGCGCTGCCAGATTGACTCGCACCTCCTGCTCCTCGGCATCAAAGACAGGATCTTCTTCAGAGTGACCCGTTCTGGCCAAGCGGTATCGAACGATCAACGACCTGCTTTCTAATTCGCGCGAGATGGAGACTTGATGGAATGCAAAGGGATGAAGAAGCGGGTTACGTACTGCAATGACTTTCATGGTCGCCCCCAATCAGCAGCAGCAATCGCAAGCACAGTTGCAATTGCAGTTGAAGTTGTACCGAACCGACCGAAGTTGAATCTGACTTCCGTTGTCGATCAGTTCGGTACGAACTGTTGCGACGTTTCCACTTCCGTAGCAATTGATCGGCACCTCGGGAATACAGTTGCCCGCGTTGCCGTTGCAGTTGACCAGCGTAGGCGCGCAATTTGAGACGGATGAGAAGAAGTAGTCGTGTAGCCATCCATAATTGGCAGTCCACATCGAGCCGCTGTTGTTCATGTACATGTCCCAGTTGCCGTCGGACTTCAAGAATCCCATCAGGTTGCTGTTGACATGCAGGTAGCGGGTCACGTTGTCCGTGTCCTGCATGTTGATGGTTGGGGCAGTGTTCTGAATCGTCAGATTCCCCGTCATCGTGTCGCCGGTCTTAGCGACTCGGCTGGACAGGTCAATGTTGACCGTCGCATTGCCAGCGGCATCAGGCCCGGCACCGTTGACTGACCTCACAAACGCAGTGGAGTCATAGCCATCGAGCTTGTCGGCGTCGGCGGCCTTGGCGGTGATGCCGAGATAGGCGGCGTTGTGGTTGTGCGTGCTGGAGGCAAAAGCGCTCGCATGCTGACCATCGAGCAGGTCGGCATCCAGTCCAGTGCCTGCACCATCCACAGTCAGCAGCTTCGCCAGAACATCGGCTGCTGTGTAGCTCGCGGCATTGAGCTTGGCCGCGAACTGCGTATCGATGCCGCTTGCCAAATCCATGATGAACCGCCAGTTATCCGGGTTGGTTCCGATCAACTGGTAGAGCTTTAACTGGTCCGTGCGGTAGCACAGCATTCCGATCTGAAGGTTGGTCGTTGGGAAGGTAGTGCCGCTGTTGCACGAGATTGCGGTCTTGTCGTTGTTCAGAATCTCGATCAGAGAATCGGACAGCGTTCTGGACGACGGTATGTCGGTGAAGTTTTGCATCTAGTACCCCTGTGCAATCCAGGTGAAGGAGCCGGTCACGCGGGTGCCGGAACTGTTTTCGAGGACGGCTGTGAAGCCAGTCGTTGTCACTGCACCGAGCAGCCGAGGGATCGCCACAGCGGTGCCACCCTTGTGGGTCATGGTCACCTCGGGTGGCACGCGGAAGCTGCGTGTGAAATTGATCACCGCCCCCACGGCCGCATCGGTGATCTGTACGGTGCCGCGATCGAAGATGTCGGGCACATCCACGGTGACGCGCAGACCATCGATGTAGCCGCGGTCGGAATTGCGCGAATTCAAGATGGCCCGAAATAGCGCACGACGGTATGTGTAGTCGCCCTGAATGAAATCCCGGAAGTCCGTGTACGCGGGCGGGTGACCGGCCTCGACGATGGCAACGAAGTCCCGTTCGGTGATCTCCGTACTACCAACGATCATGTCGCTGATCACGCCGTTGGCATGTCTGCGGTACTGCTCGGCAAGTAGTAATGCTTCCTGCGCAGTCAGCCTCACCGCTTTGCGCAGCGCATCAGACACCGCAAAGCCCTCAGCCAAATTTCGGCGGTAGGCCACCGTCCGACCCAGTGCCTCGCCCAAGGCGACAGCCTCAGCCACTCGCTTGACCGTCTGCCGCGTAGCCTTGTCGGTCGTACCAAAGGCCTCAGAGAAGGGTTTGCGGACCTGCTTGGCGCCCAGATCGCTTACACCCAGACTTTCGCTGATGCGCAAGATGAAAGCGATCAGGTCGGTATAGGTTTCTGCAAACGCGACGGCCTCCGAGATGCGCTTGGTCATCTGCCGATCCAAGTCGTCACCCAGCCCAAAGGCTTCAAAGGTTTTCTTGGTCACCCCACGTTGAGAGACCTCCGAAATCGGCAGACTTTCGGCCAGGCGCTTGACGCTTCCTTGCCGAATCACATCACCCCAAGCCAGGCTCTCGGCGGTGGTCTTTGTCAGCACTCGGGTTAGGTAGTCGGAAGCCTGGAAGGATTCCCGCACCTCCTTGCGACTGGCTTTCCCGAGAGCCTCGCCGAAGGACATCGTTTCCACCCAACGAAGTACATAGGCGATCAGGTCTGAGTAGGTTTCCCCAAACCCGATAGCTTCTGATTCGCGCAGGGTCAATTGCTTGGCCAGCTTTTCTGCAATGGCCAGCGTTTCATTCGAGCGCTTGGTCCACTGCCTACCGGTAGCCTCAACGAAGGCCAGCGTCACAGCCACTGCTACGTTGTAGACAGCAGGATAGGCCGTGGTCCAGTTCTTTCCGGCGCTGGCGCTCGACCATGCAAAGCCGGCGGTTGCCCAGGTGTACCTCGCTCCCTGGGTCTCGCTGACCGTCACAGTGTCGGGCATTTCGATCAGCTCATCGTGAAGGTGAAGACCGCGGTCAGGCTGTCATCTGCACCCTTGTTGACCACCGGGAACACCACGCGATCGAGCATGATGCCCCCGGTCGCTGCGTTGAATACGCCGGCCTCCGTCAAGGCACCCGTGCTGTCCCCCGCCAGGAAATCCGCGCTGAAGTTGAAAGTCTTGGTGCCCGCCGTGTGCGCGTAGGTCGCGGCATTTCGGTCAATTTCGGTCACCAGCGCCGACTGGGTGGCAGCCGCTGCGGTCGTACCGGTGCCCAGCGCAATAAAGCCCATCACGGCGGGTCGGCTGGCGGCTTTGCCAATGGCGTCAGCAATGAAGTCAAAGCCGACGTTGACGATGATGTTGTCTTTGTGGACCGTCTCGACCTCACCGCTTGCACGGCGAAGGATCAGGGTCATAGCACCGTGAAGCTGCATGGATTCGTCGATCATGAAAATTCCTCTTGAAATGGAAAAAGAAATGGCGCTGTCTCTTTCGAGACCAGCGCCACGGTTGGAGATTGGTTGAAAATCTGGGGTCTAGTACAGACGCAGACTGGTAAAGGCTCCGATTGGCGCAAGCGCCGAACTGGCTGACTCCACATCACCTCCCATCCGACCGGCAAAAAGCCGTCGCTCGGTGGCGGTCTGGCACACGCCGATGCAAACCCGATCAGTGATCGCGATGCCAAAAGGCACGCTCAGTCGCCTGGAAAGTTGGTCTTCGAGAAAGAACGCACCCGTCGTGGCGTCATAGCCCACCAGGAGCGATCCTGCGGGACCAAGAGCCGCCCAAATCACACAGGTTGTGACCTCTGCCGGTATGAACCAAAACGAGGTGTGAAACACCGATGGGATGCTCACCGTCCAAGCCACGCGGGTGGTGTCCCGGACCATGAGACCATCGCCATATCGGCCGGCGGCATAGGCGACGCCTGCCGCTTGGCTCGAGACTGGGTTGCCTAACCCTGCGGTAGAACCGTTCAGACGCCATCCATAGATCTCACCCGCTTGCAGTGCATCTTCCCGGGCGATCTGGAAGCGGGCATCCACGTTGGCGATCGCGCCGTCATAGGCCCATTGGCGCCTCGCAGCATCGCTGCTCCAGGGGAAATTCGCCTCCAGCCATGTGGTCCGGTCATCAACCGAGGCCCCAAGGCTATTGAGCAGCGTGTTCTGGGCGCGAATGGGTGAAACAAGGTCCACCTCAAAGAGGTACTCAGCCGTCTGGGCACCGGTGCTCATACGCAGGGCGTTTCGACCGTTGACCGAGACGACAGAAGCGAAGTGCTTGGTGCCGGGAAATCCAAGCGCCTGCTCATCGCGTGCCAGGATCAAATTGGCGTTCTGCGGCTGGGCAACCACCGTCGACACAAAGGTCGGCGTGTCGCTGTAGATGCCTGGGGACGCAATCGCCTTGATCCAAAACTTGCGCTCTCCGTCAAACCCTGAGGGCAGCGTGTAGCTGGTGGACTTGACCTCAGCCACAAAGAGCGAGGCATCCCAGGCCGCGCCCTCACGAAGCTCATACCCGACAACTTCGGGTTCAGGATTGGGCTGCCACCGAAACTCCAGCCGGTTTGCCGACTGCACCACATCGAACTGACGCACGGTCGAGGGCGCTTGCAGGCTCAGCACAAAGGTTGTGACGTGGGCGCTGTAATTTCCCGAAGTGTCGTAGGCCCGGATGTGATACGGGTAAAGGCCAGCCGCGCTTTGGTCGTGGACCATCTGCGTGCCCGCGGTTTTGGCGACCAACTGGCCGTTATCCCAACCGGCACCTACGCGTACCTCGTAGCCTGAAAGGTCTGCATCTTGAAGTTCATCCCAGGAAATCAGCAGATCGGAGACCCGGCGCTGGACCGAGAAGCCCGCGACATCCGACGGCGGCAGGGTCTTGCCCAGAACCGTTGTGCTCAGTGTCGCAGGAACACTCTCCTTGCGCGTGATCCCGATCGCACGCAGGCTGAATTCATACGCGCCTTCTTGTGCATCCCGGATTTCGACGTAGTTGGCACTGGTGAGCGGAAGACTCACGAAGTTGCCGCCTGCCACCCGGTAGGACAGTCGGTACGCAACAGCGGTCTGCACCTCGTTCCAGGACACCTGAACCAGCACCTGCGCCTGGTCTTTGACCCGGTACAGGCTCTCTTGCATGAAGAGCCCAGTCGGTGCCGGTGGCATATCCGACAGGACGGTGATCGAGCGGGGCTGCAATGCCAGCCCCTTTTCAATCGCATCGAACTTGCTCGGGTTGTGAGCGAGTGCGGTGACTTCGTGAACTCCCGGGTCCCGCTCGGCGACCGCAACCACCCGAAAGAGTTGCGGCTCGATGATGGTCGATGAGAGCACCCAAATGGCGCCAGCCTGCGGTACCGCACTGAATGGGATCGTCACCGTCAGGGCTCGACCCGAAATCGGACCCACCAGGCGCTCCTCAACCACCCCAGTAGGCAGAATGACCGATAGCCGCCATGGGAGATCCGCTGGCAGGTCCTGATCCAAAGTGACCGTGCTGGCAGTTGCCGCAGCGATTCGGCCCCCAAGGCGCATGCCGCCTCGAACTGGATCAGCGACCTTGATGACGTCACCCGGACGCACCACGGCACCCTCCAGGCCCGTGCGGAAGGTGACGATCTCGGATTCCGACTGCTCGGAATACAAGAGCCACTTACCCACGCGGTGAGCCTGGCCCCTTGAGGTACATCCCAGCGCCACGACTTCGCTTTGCACGATGCCGTAGCGGGCGATGCCGGCGGCGTCCTCGACGTACTCCACCTTCTGGCGGTAAAAGTCTTCGGGGTCGTTCCATGTGACCAAGGCCACCGTGTGCCGCGCCTTCGCCGAAGACCCCTGATAGGCAAATTCCCCATCCACGACATTGCTGGGAGCGAACTGGTAGACCGGATCAGCGGGTGCATCCTGCGTGACCGTGATCGCGCCACCGGACCAGTACACCATGCCCCGAAAGATCGAGGCCATGTCCTGCACGACCTTGTAGGCCTGCTCCCGCGTCTGGAGGTACAGGTTGCAGGTAAAGCGCGGCTCAAAACCGCCCAGCCCGTTGGGAACCAACTGGTCGCAGTATTGGGCTACCCGGTAAAGCGCCCACTTGTCGACCTGGGCCTCAGGGATGTAGCCACCCAAGCCGTAGCGGGTGCTGGTCACCAGGTCGTAAAAGCACCATGCAGGGTTATCGGTCCAGGCTATCTTGAAGGTGCCATTCCACACACCGCTGTAAACGCGCGTGGCTGGGTCGTAGTTCACGGGAACACGAACCCGCAGCAGCTTCATGTCATAACTGCGCCGCGGGATGCTCGAGAACTGGGACGCATCGACCCGAAGCGCTACCAGGGCACTGTTGGGGTAGCGCAGCTTACTCTCGATGACCTCGGTGTAGGACTCCACAAAGGTCTTGTTCTGAATCGCACTTGAGGTCGAATCCGCCGTGATCCGGCGCACACGGATATCCCAGGGGCCATTGCCCGCGAGAGGCACGTAGTAGCTGCGCTGGTACTTGGTCGTGGTCTTGCCGGAGATCGTGTCGTTGATCATCTCCACGAACCCACCGCCGTTCACTTGGCGATCGATCGCAAAGTTCACCGTACTGCCATTGAGATCGCCATTGGTCGTGTCCTGGTTGGTCAACTGCGGCACGCTCACCTTGACCCGAACGGCATCTACATCCGGGTCGGTGATGGAGCGCACCACCGGCTGGCTCGCCTTGACCTCTACACCGACGACCACCTCATTCTCGACGGACGAGAACCCCGGCACATAGCTTTGCTGCTGGCTGCCGTTACGGGTCTCCAGGGTGACGCCAGAGAAGTTGGTCGATCCATCAGGGTTCTGAATGGGCGTGTCGTCCAGGTAAACCGATTGCAGGCCGTCGACCAGCCCCTCGATCTCACCCTCGGAAATGAGGTCAACCACACGCGCGTAGGCTTTGGAACGCAAGCTGTCGGGGGCCTCCTGCGCCACACGGGCGCTTCCTCCACCGCCTTTGCCGCCACCGCCCGCCCCAATGATCAGTTGGCTCATGCGGCGATCTCATCCACGTCAATGCCGGCGCTGATCACCGCTGAGCCCACTATCAATCGGCCGTAACCCACCGGCACGGGATGCCCCTGGGCTGTGGTGTTGACTGCGCCATTAAAGCTGTAGCTAGGCTTGTTTTCTGGGCGCTCAGAGGGCTCCGTGGCCTTCGGCGTAGGCGCAATCATCTGCGCCACGCCACCCAGAATCATGGCGGTGCCCACCGAATAGAGCGTGGCCTGAGACAAAAACGCACCCGAAGCCGCCCAGCCCAGCGGGTTCCACCAGGCAACGGCCAACAGGGCTGCACCCAGCAAGATCTGACCGAGGCCATTGCCACCCGCACCAGAGACCACCGGTGCAATCGTGATTCGGCTCTGTCCTGTCGGCTCATGCAGGCGGTCCAGCGTCAATGCCTCACGACCAGCCAGTACGCGGTACCCCACGCCGCGCTCGCCTGAGGCCACCAATTCCCGCTCGAAGGCGGGGAAATTGGCCGCCAGTGCCCGAATGGCCTCGGCAGCCGATGAGATGGCCAGGCTATGTCTGCGGCCGAAGCGGCGCCCAAGTTCACCGAGAAGAATGATCGTGACCATGCCTGAGGATGTGTGTTGTGACTTTTTGCCAATAGCCGCCGTAGACATCACGGCTGGAAAGACGCCCCTGCAAGTGATGAAGGATCAGCCCGTCTCCCAGATAGACGGCTGCGTGATTCGGAACGGGCGACGCCACCTGCATCAGGAAGCAGTCCCCAACCTTTAGTTGGTCTGCATCCACCGGGAAGAAGCCAGCCTGGGCAAAGTTCTCCAGGTAGAGGTTCTCCCCGCGCTTCCACCAGTCGTCAAAGCGCGCGAAGTTGGGCAATTCCACCCCGCGCTCTGCTCGGAACCAGTCGCGCACCAGGGCGTAGCAGTCGAGCACGCCGTGGGACCATTCGCGGCCTACCAAGGGAGCGACATAGCCCGACGGCTCGATACTTGCCCAGGCGACGCTTGGGACACTCACGATGTGCCAAGGCAAGCCACTGGCCTCACACGCCACCCGGTCAGCCTGACTCGGCTCGGGCGGCAGACCGGGGTGGCTGTGCACCACGGCAACGATCTGGCCCTGCTCATCGGCTTTGGCGTAATCCTCGGGGTGAATCACAAACTGATCGGTTCCCACGCCCAGGTTTCGGCTCGGCCAGTAAACCTCCCGACCTTTTCGGATGACAAGCAGCCCACACGACTCGCGGGGGAAGGCTTGCAGGGCGTGATCGAGCGCCAGGGCTTGGTTCTCAGGCAGCATCAACGAATCAGCCCAGCTGCCGGAAAGCCACCAAAGGGCAATTCAGCGTTCTGCCCAAATCGGGCCTTGCACGATGACAGACGCTTGCCGCAGACATCCAGGCTGCTGGAGCCCACCACCTGGTCATTGGCATCTAGGTATGCCGTGCCGGTGTAACCGCACTCGGACCCCCGGTAGCGCCAGGGACAGACGTTTTGAACGATCTGCCGACGCGGCAATGTGACTCCCTCTAAATCAAACGATGCGGCCAACTCAAACT